GAAGATAAGCTGTATCCAGAACTTGAGTTTGAATCTGATGCTGAATCCGTTCAAGAGAAAGCAATAGAAAAACCAAAACCATCTAACACACCCCAACCTAAGCCAGTAAAAAAACCAAAAAAGAAGGAGTAGCCAATGCCAACTTATGACTTCAGTGGAGAAGTAACCACAAAGTTTCACGACACAACCGTTTTGGCAGGTAAAAGATTTACCATTGACAGATACCTGTCGGACGATGATTTAAACCTTGTATCACACCTACCACAAGTTGACCCTCCACCTATAAAAAGCATGTTCAGCGAAGACATAGTAGAAGGTGTTATCAGTGAGGTTGACGTTGACCAGAACTATCAACGTATTGTTGTATACAATATATGTGGTGACCTTCTTAAGGTAATTGTTAATGAAGACGTTGACAACTATATACCCATGGCTAACAACACTTTCTGGAATCTTGATAATTCAAAAAACAACATCGGTGAAATTGGTTTGTCAGGTGAATCTTCTGGAAGAGTTGACGTGTCTGGCGATATGAATATTATGTAATGAATCTTACAAGGAGAACTAACAATGGAAAAACCAACTAAAGATAGAGTGTCGGAGGATTTAAAAAGAGGGAAAATACCCCGTGGTGCAATGCGGTTTGTTGATAACAAATGTTCTTCAAGTATGTTCACCAATGAAGGCGAAGAATTATCAAAGCTTAATATGACCATCTACAGCGGTGGTATAATTAAAGACCATTGGTACTGGGATAATCTTGCAATTGATCTTGATGGCTTATCTTTTCAGTCAAAGAAAACACCCATACTTGAGAACCATGACACATCTAAGAAGATAGCATTTGCAAGTGGCATTATGGTTGACAAGGAATACGGTGTAAAAGTTGACCCAGATAAAACAACCTTTGTTGATACTGAAGTAAGCAGGGAGTTCCAGAAATTGTCCAAAGAGGGGTTCCCGTATCAGGCAAGCATATCTGTCAACCCAAGTGAGATACAAAGACTCAATAAGGGTGAAACAGCAGAGGTTAATGGCTTCACAATGAAAGGCCCAGACGCTACCATCTTTCGTAAGGCAAGCGTAAACGAAGGTTCAGTGTGTGTATTTGGATGGGATTCTCAAACACAATCATCTGCATTCTCCAAAGAAGAAGTGGATGTTGACATAGATATAATCGGCAACATGTCCGAAGGGGAAGTAACCCAAAAAGAAGATAAGGAAGAATGCAAAAAAGAACTTAATAGTAATTCTAAGGAGGAAAGGCAGATGGAAAAACTAACACTGGTAGAGCTTGAAAAAGACTACGCAGAACTTCTGGCTTCGGTAAGAAAAGATGCAACTGATGCAGCTGAGGCAAAATTCAAGATAGAAAAAGAAGGTCTGGATGCACAAATTGAGGAGGGCAAAGTTAAAACAGCTATCCTTGAGAAAAAAGACGTAATAAGAACTGAGAAAGAGCTTAAGTCTGAAGCTGAAAAACTTTTTACAGTAGAATTTAACGCAAGCGATGTACCTGAACATCTTTTTGACAAGGTTATTGCAATGCTGAATCATAACAAGTTTGTTAGTGATGAAGTGTTGGATGCTAAACTTTGGAAAGAAGCATGTGTTGCAGAAATAACGTCATGGGAAAAAGCTGGCGTTACAGACACCGTGATGGGTGGTGGTAGTTTCAGTCTTAAAGACGTTGACAGCGAAGCTACAGACCTCGCTAAAGAGGCAGAAGACGATGACGCAATGGCTGATTCACTTCTTGGTTTAATAGGTAATGAGAAAGGAGGTAAATAATTATGAGTGATGCTCCTAATATACAATATGGTTCACAGGTAGATTATGGTACGCTATATGTTTCAAAATCTGAAGCTGCATTAAAGCTTCAGGGAACAGTTCAGTCTGGGTATGGTGTACTTCAGGCTGGTCAGCTGGTAGCAAGAAACGTATCCGCTGATGGTGGTGTAGGTAAGTATGTGCCTTACAACGTAGCTTCGTTTGATGGTACAGAACATTCTCCGGGTCGTGCATATCTTGTTGCAGATTCTGGAACGGTTGCATATGTTTATGTGACCATGGATGACAGTTACAAGTTTGCAGTTGGTGATGATGTCATTGTTAATTCTTCTGGTGAAAACGCAGAGAATCTTGGTGCGGTTACTGCCATTGATAGAACAACTGAACGGCAGAGAGCAAAAATTACAGCAACAGCATCAATAGCAAATAGTATGACTACCGCAGAGACTGCATATGTTAGTATTGAAGCAGGCACAGCTAACAACTATTCAGACGCTGTTGGTATCCTAGAGATTTCTGTTGACACTGGTACAGGCTCTACGGCAGCTGGTGCTCTTGCTCCTGTAATTGTATCCAATGCTATCCTGTATAACGGAATGTTATACAGTAACGATTCTACCGCTAGAACCGCACTCGGTGCGACTTTGGTTGGTAATAATTTTATACTTAAATAGAAAGTGAGAACTTTATTATGCCAAGAGGCTCAAGTGGAATACCTGAACTAAAGCTCAAGGTATTACAAAAATTCATAGAGAAGTTTAAATCACCTGTCAATACGGTGATATCTTCAATGTTCCCGTCCAGCAAATCTCCTTCGTCTACAATTGAATGGGAAAGTCAGACTGGTGGCAGAGGGATGGCTCCGTTTGTATCCCCGATGTCAGAATCTCCTGAGACGTTTCCCCATGGAGTTGCCAAGCATTCAGCTGAAGCAGCTAACTGGAAAGAGAAGATGTCTTTCGGTGAGACCCTCCTGAATAACATCAGGAAAGAAGGAACTACAGCAGGTTACGAGGCTGCATCTCAGAGAATTGCAAAAGAGATGAAAGGTCTTATTAACAGAAACATGAGACGTAAAGAGTGGATGTTCTCTCAGATGTTGTTCGGTGGCTCTTTTTCTTATGAGAACGAAAGTAGCATTATGGTAAGCGTTGACTATTCCCTTCCTGATGCAAATCAGGTAACGTTGGCTACTGATTACAAGTGGGACGAAGGTTCCAAGAAAAATATCATTAGTGATATCATAACTGGTAAGAGAGTGATCTCTGACGCTAATGGTTCTGACGCAACTATAGGTATCTGTAACTCTATCGTTCTTGGATACATGGCTTATGACCCTGCTATTCAGGCACTTCTGACAAAAAGCACTTATGGTAGCGGTAATCTTTATTCTGGTAATGTTAATGCTATTGTAAATGCTAATCCTGCCGTACTTGCTGACATCCTAGGACTTGGAACACTCATAGTCTACGATGAAAAATATGAGGTAAGGGCTAAACTGACCGCAGTTGTAACGGCAAGTTCAACTACCGTTGTATCGGTAGATAATACTGCTGACTTTGAGGTTGGTGGAACGCTTAGGTTCTATGACTCTTCTGCTGGTACATATGAAGATGAGACTATTGCTTCCATTCAGACTGAAGATTCAACTGTTACAGTTTCAACTGCTCCAGCTACATCTTACAGAGCAGGGGAAGATTATGTTATTATGACTAAGAGATTCATCCCTGACGACCAGTTTACACTTATGGCTGACAGTGTTGAAGGCACTAAGATTGCTGAATTTAAACAAGCACCTTATGGTCTTGGACGCAGTTGGGGAATGCAGACTTCCAGATGGGATAAAGAAGACCCTGAAGTTACTTACGTCAGAGTTGAAGACAAGGGACTTCCGGTTCTCTATCACAGGGATGCAATTTACAACTTAACCGTGAACTAGGAGGGTAAAGATATGAAGCAGAACGAAAAAAACATACTTTTACCTTCTCCGACTTTCGCTAAGCAGGCAACTGAATTTGGGTTGCCTGCGGCCAAGGCTTTCGTTAATGGTGAGATTACAGCTGATGTTAATGGTTTACTTGACATAACAAGACAAGCTGGTAAAATAACAGATGTAGCTATTGCTGTTAACGCAAGTGGGTTAGATAATGCAAACCCGTTAACGATGGAGGTGGATGTTTATTTAGATGGGGTTACGTGTCTAACCACGAAACCAAAGATAACATACACTAGCGGTGAAGCAAGCCAACAGATTAGTACCGCAATATCTGGAGAATATACCGACATTGTTTGTGCTGTACTTGATACAGATGCTGTTGACTTTTCAGAGAACACTATTGTTTCTTTCCAAGCGAACTTGACTCGTACTGGGTCACCTGGAACTGAGATGGAAGGCTTGTGTGTGTTTGTTAAATATGAACCGTTCTTATAACAGGAGTACAATCAGATGAAAAGACCTGAAAAAGTAAGGGTAAAAGTAAGATGTTTAGCGTTTGGTAACACTAAATATCTTAAGGATAGTGTATTGTCGGGGGCAGAGATAACGCCAAATATATTACGAGAGCTCGCATCTGGGTCAGGGACTTTGGAAGTGGTTATTGCTACTCCAGTAGAGAAACCCAATGGGTTAAAAGCTAACGAAGAGGCTTCTCCCCCCGATAATACCATAACCGTAGAGGTTGACGTTGAAAAAGAAACTAATGACACTGATACTGAGATGGATAGTAAAAAGGAAGTTGAAGAAGGCACTGAAAATAATGAGGGAACATCTGGAACAAAAGATATTAAACCAGAAGAGGTTACAAAAAAAGTAGTAAAAAAGGCACCCACCGTTGCTAAGAAAAAAACGGTGAAAGAGACCAAAGGGAATAAGAAAAAGTAATTCCCAACGAGAACCATAGAGGAGAAGAATTGTGAGTTTAACCAGAACGACTTTGATAGCTTTATTGGAAGTAGAGGTTAAGGGTTTATCCACGTATCTTGATGCTGACGACTATGGTAATGCCGTAGACGATGCTGCTAGAGAAACTGGTTGGGCCTTACCCCTGTCTGATGCGTTCAAAGAATACTGGTATAAGAACAGGTCTAAAAGACACTTATTCTTCTATCTTCTCAGCGAGAGTGCTCATAAATTTAAAGTAGAGCAGATCAACCTACAACATCGTTTTGACCACTATAGCATTCTAGTCAAAGATATGGACGAGAAGTTTGCTAAAGTTCAAGAGGATTACCCAGAGTTATTCACATCCGCAGATTCTGAATGTTTATTTGGGAGTAAGATTGATGCTGGATTTGCTTATGAGCCACTAACCGGAAGAGACATCACATACGATACATACCAAAAAGTTATAATATCCCCAGAATAAATGGAGATACACGTTGAGTTTAGGAGCAGACCTTAAAGAAACTTATAAAGAAATAGGTATCAAGGTTATTGTAGACGGAAGCGGTGAGGAGTATATTAAGTATGCACCTAACGCACAAGTTACAAAACCTTTTATCCGAGAGTTCTTTATTGAAGGAAGTATCCCATACGACACCACTCAAGTTATTGGTAGTATAGTCAGGTTTGACATTTTTAACAAAGACTACATGACTATGAACCTTACCCCCGAATCCCTCGAAAACGAGGTATATAAGTACAGTGGCGTATATTACATGAGTAATGTGTCTGGCGAGATATTAAGACCGTCAGGAGAAGCTGTTTGGGATGATGAAACATATCAGAAGGTAACCTCATTTGAGACAATACAAGCCGATGCATACGCCCTTGAAACAGAACCATTATTTGGAACAGATTTAGATTCTCAATCAGAACTTGGCAATTTGAGTATTGAGAGAGAGGAACTATATATACCAACACGTTACGGTATAAAGGCACTTGACAGATATCAACCAGCTTCTGGAGAATACTATCTTGTTGGTGCAGTAATGAGTAGAAGATTTGGTGGTATGGATGTGTGTAAGCTTAGCGAAGATAACAGGTAACATCGGATTTACGAAGTTGCCTAAACCAATCAATCATCATTTAGGAGAAAATAAAAGATGAAGAAAAAAGTTTTATTCGTTTGTGAACACCCACTTGGTACGACTGGAAACGGTGGTATGATGGCAGGGATTTTGTCACAACTAAACAAAGACGAGTACGATGCAACACTTTTCTCTTGCGACCTCCCCCCAAACAATAATAAGAAGATGGCACTCGAACCACTTCCATGTAACATAGTATCTGCAAAAGAAGACAGCGATATGTTCGGCAAACAGAAGCTGTTAGATTTCTTAAGCCAAACAGATTGTGATATAGTCTTGTTTGTTGGGCATGATATATGGCAGTATGCACCAGTTTATGAAGGATTAAAACAACTTCAAAAAGGCGGTAAAACATTTAAAACTGGTGCAATATTCCCATGGGATATCCAAGCAGTAAGAGAAGACTGGGTTAAGTGGATTAATAACGTTGACTTCCCTTGTGTATATTCACAGCACGGCCTTGACGCACTCAAACCCGTAGCACCCAACATTAGATATTACAGACCTATGCTACATAGTTCTGATAGTTTTAAAGAATTACCATCAGATCAAAACCTCTCAGACAAAAAGAAGATGCTACCCGGACTGTTACAAGATGAGATACTGTTCGGATTCGTAGGCGTTAATCAAATAAGAAAAGACCTACAGAGACTTCTAAAGGGGTTCTCAATAGCAGTTAAAAAGAACCCAAAGATTATTCTATACCTTCATACCGATATGGTATCACCATCAAGATACAACCTTACACAGTATGCAATAGACTGTGGAATACCGAAAGAGAACTTAAGGGCAAAACAACAGGGTGTAACTATCACATTAGAACAGATGGTTGGGCTATTAAACACCCTCGACTGCCTTATAAACTGCTCCCTACAGGAAGGGTTGTCATGGACACCACTTGAAGCAATGCTTTGTGGAGTACCCGTTATAGCTTCAGACACTACCGCACAGACCGAACTGGTTAAGGGTGCTGGTGTGTTAGTTCCTAATACCATCCCAACCTATCAACCGCTTGTTGGTGCTCTTGGTCAGACCTTTATTGACGCACTTGCATGTGACCCTGAAGACATAGCAAAAGCTATCCTAGAAGTTGCAGGTAGCGAAGACTTAAGAAAAAAGATGAAAGCGGATGGTCTTAAAAAAGGGCAAGAATGGCTTGACGGTGTTTCAGACGTAAACGACCTTTTGAAAGATATGGCTACAGAACAACACAAGTTGAAAACACAGAAAACAATGAAAAAAGATGAGGTTCTTTTTGTTCAATACGCATCTGCTGGCGATGTTCTTATGACAACACAGTGCTTTAAAGGAATAAAAGAACGTCACCGTGGTAAGAAGCTTGTTTATATGACACAGAGTAAGTTTGCTGGAGTTGTTAAAGATAACCCACATCTTGACGATATCATACCATGGGATGCAAGAGCTGCTAAGGACTATGCAATAATTTATAACCCCCATGGGCAGAAGATACTACCGGGAAATTTTA